CAACCGGCGAGGCGAAGCCGGTGACGTGCTCCGTGTAGCCGCGGCGCAGCTCGACGTATGAGGCGTGAGGGAAGTAGTTGTCCAGGATCAGCGCGTCGGTCGGCCCCAACGCGGCGATGGCATCGCGGAAGTTTAAGCCAGCCACCGGCGCCGGCAGGCTGGCAAAGCGCGCGACAGGCCGGCGGCTGCGGTTGGAACGGAGTGCCTGGCGCATCAGACGGCCCAATTCCCTTCCGGCACCAGCGGATAGTGCGCGGCGCCATAGTCAATCTCGCGCGCCATCCGCGCCGTCCGGCGCACGCCGTCGCGGGCCATGGCCTGCAACACCTGTCCCTCGTAAGTCGCCAAATCCTCGGCATAGTCGAGGCCGCGCGATTGCTTGAAGCGCCACACCAGCCCCAGCGTGGTCATTTCCTCGTCCAGCAGGCCGGTGTCGGTGTCGGCCGTCCAAGCGGTCTGCCCCGTGTCGCCGGCGCTCTTGCACCAGTGGTTGCTCAGATACTCGTAGGCGCACGTCTCGCCAGCCGTGGGCACCGGATACAGCTCGATCTGCCCGGCGCGCATCTGAAAGGCGCTGGTGATCGGCAGCGCCACCGACGCCACAAGCCCCTGCCATTCCTCCGGCGTCACCGGCCCCAGCACGGGCTGCTGGTCATCACGGTTCCAGAAGGTGCCCGACACCATACGGTCGAAGTCGGACGGCACGGCGTTTGTCTGCACAATCTGCGCCACCGTCGTAAACGTCTGCTGTTTGCGCAGAGCGGTCCACGTCCAGCGCCGTGCCAGCGCCCGGCCCTCGCGCTGCGCTAGGGACAGAATCGTGCGCGCCGTCTGGTCCGTGCCAGCTATCACGCTGGTGGGACGAGGGACGCCGATGATGTCGCAAGCGGCTTGTGCAAGGGTGAGAAGCGTCATCCAGCGGCTTCCTCTGCGGCGGCCTCACTGCCGACCTTGCGCGGTCGGCCACGGCGCGGCTCGTCGCTGGCCATGCGGGCCAGCGCGGCGCGCGCTTCGGCCAGTTCCTCTTCCATCGTCTCAAGCCGGCGGTCGCGGTCGGCCATCTGCACCTCGATGGCAGCCGAGTTGGCCTTGTTGGCCACATAGGTGCGGGCCTTGTCGCGTAGCTGGCGCATGTCGGGCAGCCGCACGCGGCCAAGCTGGCCATCGGAGATCTCGGCCACGTCCTCAATAGTGCGATACTGCGCAGCGCGGAACGCCTCGACCTGCACCTTCGTCAACGCGGGCCAAGCATCCAGCGGCGTGCCTTCCAGCGGCGTTTCCTGCCCAATTTTCCATGCCTCGTAGGCGGCGCGGATGCCCAGCCACACCGGGTTTTCTTCCGGGGCGCCGCCTTCGCCCCCGGCCCGCATGGGTTTAGCGACGCGCGAAATCTTGTCTTCGTTGGTGGCATACGTGAAGTCGCCCCGGCGCGCCCAGCGCACCCAGTCCACCGCGCGCATTTCGCCAGGCTTTTCGCGATCCGGTTCATAGTCGCGCCAGAATTCAAGCGCCACGACCGTAGGCCGACGGTTTTCTGTCGGGCTTGGAGTGTCGAGAAGCATTGTGTTTCCTTGGAAAAAAAAGCGGCGGGCCTGTCACCCGCCGCCTTCTAAATTAGAGCGTGATTAGAGCGTCACGCCCACACTCGGGTAGTTCAGCACCGCCGCCGCAGAACCCTGCGAGGCAGCCCGGGCGGTCGAAAGGGTGATGCCGTCCACCGCCATCGTAGTGGCGGTGCCGTCATCATCCAGCGCGCCCGCCGTGCCAGTCGTGTTGAGCCGCACGTTGGCGGCGCAGGATGCCAGCACCTGCAGGTTTGCAGGCCCTTTGATCTGAACCCAGCCGTAAGAGCCGCTAGCGATGTCGGCAACCGCTACGCCCACCAGATCGCCACGTGCGTCGTTTGAGGTGGACAGGTGTGCCGCCGAGTAGGCGGCGGTGTAGCGGCAGGCATAGGTGGAAGTGATGGCCGCGCCGGCCAGCACAAACACATATTCCTTGCCGTCGTAGTTGACATTGCGGTCGCCCACAGAAAAGCCCTTGCCCTCGGAGGCAAGTTGGTCAGCGGTGAACGTCGCGGAGACGTCCACACCAATGAGAGTCGGCATGTGCTAGTCTCCTTACGATTCGTCGATAAGAATGCCCTGCAGGGCGCGGTTACTGGCCACCAATTGGCCCTGCCAGATCACCGGGATCACCACGGCGTCCTGGTTTACGCTCACCTTCTCGTCCAACTGCTTCCAGTTGGCCTCGCGGTGCGCCACCAGCTCTAGGTAGTCGGTGTTCAGGAAATACATCCGCTCTCCCGTGGTCGCAAAATTCGCGTTGTCGTCGTAAATGACATCCGCGTTCACGAACTTGAGAGCTTGGAAGCCGGCGGTGGCGCTGTCAGCCGACGCATACCGCTGGAGATCCTGCATGGACTCCCAGAAAGCACTAAAGAAGTCGTGCGTGGATACGATCAGGTCAGGCCGATCGGCGCCGCGCACCAGCGACAGGTAGAGCGCGTTCATTTCGCCCTTAATCGTAGACTTGGACCACGTGCTAGTGCCCGCCGCTTCGCGGTATTTGTTCCGCCAGAAGGTGTATGTGGCGGAATTGATGCCGCCCACGGTGCCTTGGCCATTGGTTTGGATCAGGTGCGCCAATCCGCCCATCTGGTTGGTCAGCGAGCCGTTGGAGTAGAGGTCCAGCGACATGTAGTTGGCGGCCGTGCGCATGGCGTTCTTCACCCGGGCCTCGGACAGATCAATGATCTGCTCGCGGCCGTTGTTCACGCGCAGCTCGTAGCCGCTGGCCGTGATGTGAACCGCAGCCTGCACCCAGTTGAACTTGGCGGCGCTCAGAACGTCGGAGGCCGACACGTTGAGGGTGTCGTATCCTGTGTAACGCTGGTATGTCTGGTTTTCGGCATAGTCCAACGGCTTCACAATTTCGTAGCCGCCAGACACGGTTTTCACCTTGCCCTTGCGCTTCATCCATCGATAGAGCGCGTTGTTGGCCGAGACGTTGTCAGCGATCTCGGATGGGTGATTGCGGAGGGTAGTCGTCACCATTTCGGTGAACGTGCTGCTTGGGGACGGCATGTGCCGCGTCTCCTAGATTGGGGTGATGCCTAGGCCGCGTGAATCGAGTCGAACGTGGCTTCCATGGTTTCCCGAATGGACTTCGGCATGCTCGGAGTGGTGCCGGGGCTGGTGCGGACGTTAATGGCGCCGGCGCGCTGCGCCTGCCGGCCGCGTTGCGCTCGCTGGGTGTCCTCGGCCTTCCGCTGCTCCTCCAGGAGTGCGGCCCGCGTCTGCGGGTTGGCCCAAGTGGCCCTCTCGTAAGCGTCCTTAAGTGTCTCGGCCCGGCCTTCCCGGAGCATCACCGCCATGTCGGCGTAGACGGTGCCGACGTGCGGGTTGTCCTTCGTGAAAGTGTCCAGTTCTGTGGATGCTTCTTGCTGCGCGCGCGCCCATACCATCTGCTGTTGGGCGTGCTGCTGCTGTTGGGCTGAGGTCACGTGCGACTTGATCGTGGCCAGCTCATTTCGTAGCGCCTCAACCTGCGGGTCCACCCAATCCTGCGGCTGTTGCTGTTGCAATGCCTGTGGGGGGTTCCGGGGGTCGTAAACGGCCAGGCCGTAGCGTTGCGCAAGCCAGGACAACGTATTGGCCGGCTGCGTCTCCAGTTGGACGTATGTGTCAAGCAGGCCTTTGAAGCCGGTGCTTGGGTCCACACCCTTCTGCCGAAACACCGGCTCGTACTGCTGCACCAGCGACCGCATCGGGTCGGACTGGGTAAGCGTCGCCTGGAACTGCCGCTCCCGCGCCGCAATGCTTTCCTGCACCGTGCGCGGCAGCCTGTTCCAGTCAACGCCGGGGGCGTTCCAGCCTTCGGGCGGTGCGATCTTCTCCGCTGCCGCCGTCTGCCTGGGCGCATACTTGCCATCGAGGGCGCGCTGGGGCGCCTCCCGGTCTATCTCGGGCCCGCCATTGTGGCCAAGGCCGGGGTTCTCGTCGTCGCGGTCCTGGGCGGCGTCAAACACCGCCTCCATGGTCTCGCGGATTGAAGTCTCAGGCGCAGACGAGGCGTCCGCGACGGGCGCGGACTGCTGCTCGCCGCCGGCAGCGCCCGCGTCGGTGACAGTCTCAGACATACAGTCTCCTGTTAAGGCTTGTCGCGGGCAATGCCACGATCGGCACGCCACTCCGCCACCCAGTCCGGCTCAACCGGCGGGCTGCGGCGGAACTCGCTCGGGTCCACTTCCCGCACGTTGTGCCGCGTCATCTCCTCGCGGCGTGCGGTGCGGCCCTCCACCCAGCCCGTGCCGAGGGGGGATTTATAGGCTGGCAGGTCGCTCTGAATCATCGGCGCGGCCGCACGCACACGCGGCGCCGCCTCAACCCAGGCGCCATTGATCCGGAAATATCGGGCCATTAGTTGGGCACTTGGGCCATGCGGTCCATCTCCCGCGATTGGCGCGCCTGCATGTCGGCGGCAAGGCGCTCGCGCTCAATGTCGCGCTTCATGGCCATCTCGGCCGCGTGGCGCTGGTTCTCGGCGGCGATGCGCATCTGCTCGGCCTGCAACATGGCCTGCGCCCGCACCTGCTCGGCCTGGAGCGAAACT